AAGGTAAAGATGCTAAAGCTAATCTATATGATAAGAGACCTATGTTAGGTTTACCTTCATATTTTAAAGGCTTTACAGTACCTAAAAAATAATATACAATTTAAGCTTGTGAGGGGATGATCCACCACTGATTCCCCTTACTTTAAATCTGTTGAAATCACTTACAATTTGATATAACACCTAATAAACAGGTTTTTATATGCTACAAAAAATAGGCTTTGCCCCAGGATTCAATAAACAAGTTACCTCTACCGGTGCAGAAAGTGAATGGATCGATGGTGAGAATGTACGTTTTAGATATGGCACTCCAGAAAAATTAGGGGGTTGGACTCAATTAGGAATTGAAAAACTAACTGGTGCAGCAAGAGCACAACATCATATGGTTAGTAATGCTTCTATTAACTATTCAATCATAGGAACTAACAGGATTTTATACGCTTATACAGGAGGTATCTTTTATGATATTCACCCTTTAGTAAATCCAGCAGGTACACAACTTACTGGTGCTTTTACCACGACTCAAGGATCAAACATTGTTACAATAGCATTAGGATCAAATACAGTAGAAGCAGGTGACATTATTTTGTTTGAAGCTTTTGCTCCAGGTGGAGCTACTAGTTATACAGCAGCAGATTTTGATGGTAAAAAATATATGGTTACGTCAACAAACGGTAACACTATTACAATTACCATGGCTACTAATGAAACGTTATCCGGAATGACTGGTCAAGGTAATGTTAAATATTTTCAATACTATCGTGTTGGTCCAGCAGAACAACTAGGGGCATATGGTTGGGGTATATCTCAATTTGGTGGTATTACTTCTGGCGCTTTAACTTTTACATTAGATGGAGCATTGGCAGCAAATAATAATGGAAACGTATCAGCTACAGAAGTTCAATTAAATAGTGTGACTGGTTTACCTACTAGTGGTACAAATTTTATTCAAATAGGAACAGAAGAAATTTCATATACTGGTATTACGGGTGTTAAGCTTACAGGAATTGGAAGAGGATCTAGAGGTACAACAATTGCTTCTCATAATAATGGTGTGGCAGTTACAAACAGTTCAACTTTTACAGGTTGGGGTTCGCCCGCAGCTAACACAGATTCAGTAACTGATCCGGGACTATGGTCACTGGACAATTTAGGCGGTACACTTGTAGCTTTAATTCATAATGGTGAAGCTTTTCAATGGGATTCAAATATAACAAACGCTACTACAACTAGAGCTACAATTATTACAGGAGCACCAACAGCATCAAGAGACATGTTAGTGTCAACTCCTGATAGACACTTAGTATTTTTTGGTACTGAAACAACTATTGGAGATAAGTCTACGCAAGACGATATGTTTATAAGATTCTCAGACCAAGAAAATATAAACAGCTACATTCCAACAGCTATCAATAGTGCTGGTTCACAAAGACTGGCTGACGGATCACGGATCATGGGCGCTAAGCTTGGAAGAAATGCTATTTATCTATGGACTGATACAGCTATGTTTACAATGAGATTTGTTGGAACTCCATTTACATTTGCCTTTGAACAAGTTGGAACTAACTGTGGATTGTTAGGAATGAATGCAGCGGTTGAAGTTAATGGAGCTGCTTATTGGATGTCGGATAATGGTTTCTTTAGATACACCGGACAATTACAGTCTATGAAATGTTTAGTAGAAGATTATGTCTTTGATGATATTAATACTACTTCTAATCAATTAGTTTATGCAGGTATCAATAATTTGTTTGGTGAAATTACATGGTTCTATCCAACACTAACTTCTAATGTAATTAATAGATGTGTAGTATATAATTATTTAGATTCAACACAGCAACGTCCAATTTGGACTACTAATGCCAGTTCTTTATTCCCTAGAACAACATGGGAAGATTCATCTGTCTTTGGTTTGCCTCACGCTACTCAATATGATGCAGCGAATGATGCTTCATTTGATGTTATAGGAAACACAGAAGGTAGTACAGTTTACTTTGAACATGAAACAGGATTTGATCAAATAATTTCTGGTAATACTACAGCAATTCCTTCTAACATTACGTCAGGAGACTATGACATTACACAAGATCAAAGAGAAGGCATTACTTTTAGAGGAGACGGTCAACAGATAATGAGAATTAGTAGAATCATACCTGACTTTATTTCTCAAAGTGAAGATGTTATTTTAAAATTAGATTTAAGAGACTACCCAAATAATGTAGCAACCAGTCAATCCTTTACTTCAACAAGTACAACTGATTTTATTGATACTCGAGCGAGAGCTAGACAAATAGCTTTGACTATATCTAATACAGCTGTAGGAAGTAACTGGAAGATGGGTACATTTAGATTAGATGTCCACGCAGGAGGAAGAAGATAGTGATAGATAAAAGATTAAAATATAAAGCAGGTCAAAGAGTTAAAAAAAGTTCTACTAGAAAAAGACCTGGGTATCGTGGTGATGATTATGGAGCTGAAGCTAGAGGCACAGGTGGATATAGTGATGCAACAGACACAGGTGATTTAGGAAGTGAAAAAGCAAACGTAGCCAATACTAAAAGTGCAGAAACAAATTTAGGTATGGACAACATTGATCGCGGTAGAGCAAATCAATATAAAAATATGCCTACACCAACAGTTACAGTAGGGGTAGATAAATTTGACAATCCAATAAACATAAAAACTACATATACTGCTAAACGTGCCAGACAAAAAACTTTAGATGCATTAAATAAAAAAGGTATTAGTTCATTTGATCCTAGAGTTACTAAACTAGGTATTAGTCCTTTTGGATTTTTTGCACCAAAAGAAAAACCAAAAGGTTTTTTTGATACTTTTATAGGAAAAACTATAAAAAATGTAGGGTTAGGTATAATTGCTCCTCAATTATTAGCAGGAACAAAATTAGGAACAGTTTATGACGCTTATAATACCATAAACAGAGTAAACAGTCTTGTTAATAGTTTAGGTATTACGGATATAAATGTAATAGATAGTTTAAAATCAAATTTAACATCACCTAAATCTAAAACATCTACTAAGACAGGACCTAAAGATCCACCAAGAGAAGGTGGAGATGGTGACAGTCAACAAAACGCTTTGATGGCCGAGTATCTATTATTACTACAAAAAATGGAACAAGGTATATTACAAAAAGAAGAACAAGGAAGATTCAATAGTTTAAAATCTAGACTTGGTAAAGCTAAAGGCGGAGACGTACCTCCTAGAAGTAGATTAACCGCAGATAATATTTTACACAATCAAGCAAAAAAAAGTGAAGTAAAACAATTTACTCCTCCTGAAAGAACAGGGATTCTTCAAAAATTATTTGGAATAGATACGGATAAATTATACGATCAAGGTTTTGATTCAATGAACAAGTACCGGGAACGTAATCCAGATAACCCTACAGAAGTATTACAACTAGCCGGAGGCAAGCTATCTAATTTAAGACACGGGGTGTCTACATCTTTATTAAGAGATGATATTTTAAAAAAAATTAATCCTGGTTCTTATGAGATGAAAGAAGCTCCACCGAGTATGAATTTTGAAGAATTAAAAATGTCGGAAGAAGGGCCTAACAAAGCAGCCAAAGGTGTAGCTAGTTTACTTGCTTACTTGGGTGCAGGATCTAATGAAGTAGGATCTGGATTTTTTAGTAAAGAAACAATGGAAGATTTAACAGCTAATTTATTAGGTTTGATGAAAACAGATGTATATGATACACCAGAAGATAAGGCAGCTATGCTAAATGATATATTAGAAAATGATACAGGAGGAATAAATACTTACCTTCAAAGTTTAGCTCCTAAAGAAAAGTATCAAGAGGATGCGATGTTGTTTCCTCCTATGAGACAGGATAAAATGAGAGATCAAGATTTATTATTTATGAAAGCAGAAGAAGAATACGATGAAAAAATTAAAAATTTAGGACTAGGAGATATGGATGGCTAAAATTGTACAATCATTGACAAGACCTTCGAGAGAATATGATGAGTCGGTAGCGGCTAACCAAGTTAGAGATTTGGATGCTGTAATTGAAAAATTAAATACAACGTTTCAACAAGAGATCAAACAGGAGATAGAAGCTTTCAACTTCTTTTTATTTTAATGGCAGTAGTAAATCAATACGAATTCTTTGGAGTAACCGGACAAGATTTAAGTGGAGGTAAGATTATGTTTGGTACATCAAGTGGGGTACAACTACCTTTAATTAGTGAGACTTATATTATTAAATCTTTAAGAGTAGTGTCAACTGGTACACCTATTATTACAGTTACGGATAATGGAATAACAGTCATTAA